CCCACCGTTCTTCCCATTCTTCCCGTTCTTCCCACCGTTCTTCCCACCATTCTTCCCATTCTTCCCACCATTCTTCCCATTCTTCCCGTTCTTCCCATTCTTCCCACCGTTCTTCCCATTCTTCCCGTTCTTCCCACCGTTCTTCCCACCAACCTTCTCTAGCAGTGGTTGTTCAGGATGTATCAGAAGTTATTGCTGGCAAGCATGTCCTGGTTGCTGCGGTAGTTGTGGATGCTAATAAATATGTTATACTATACTAAAGGAGATCTAAACTATGTACGCAATAATTGTTAAAGATACTGAAGATACCTATGATGTAATCTCAGCACTTAGAACTACGGAGGAAGTAAGAGCCTCTCTTGATTCTGAGTGGGATAAAGGTCTTCCTGTAGTTGGTATGAACATAACAGACCATAAGGCAACAGCCACAAAAGGCTCAACATGGAATGGGACATCATTTGATGGAACTGCAAACGAAGGCTTTTTAGCACTATCACAAGCAGAAAAAGACTCATACAAGCAGTATGCCTTCCTGTGTGAAAACAAGATTATTCACAGAATGAGTATTGACTCTGATAATGAGAAGGCAGAACTTTATGATGCAGCCTTTTCTGGCGAAGTTTTCTTGGTAAAGTGTGCTTTTGCAGTTAATGGAACAAAGGTTTCATACAATCAAGTAACCAGAGAAATCTCACCAGTTTAATAAAAAATATCTAGACAATTGTTTTGTGATATAATATAATCACAACTAAAACAAAGGAATAGGGAAATAATTTATGACAACTTATGATGAAAATGAGACCCCTTGGTTTACTAAGGATAGATCAGAAACTGCAGTAAACAGATATCCATCAAGAACTATTGAAAACAATGTTTTAGTTGAAAACCCAGCATTAGGAATCAATCTATATAGAAACGTATTTTCAAAAGAAGACTCTGAAAGATACATAAAGATTCTAGAGTCAAATCTTGGCGGGAATGGTAAATATAAATGGTCAGAAGCAAAAGTAACTAATTCTGATGTTCCAATTAAGAAGGCCAGAGATGCAGTAGACTTTAGATTTAAGCAAGAAAACTTAGGGCCAAGAGATGAACATAATTCTGAACTTATTGATCTTCATGAAGAAATTTATCAAAAGTTAAAGTTGTGCGTTGATGATTATGCTAGATATTGGGGTATCAATGTTGTATATTATGAGGCATTTAACTTTGTAAAATACGAAGGACAAGGAACTCACTTTAACATACACGCAGACCACGGCCCAATGTACAACTGTACAGTGTCTGCTGTTATCTACATTAATGAAGACTATGAGGGTGGCGAAATTAGATTTCCAAGAATGGACAACTACACACATGCTCCAAAAATAGGAGATATTGTTCTCTGCCCATCAAACTATATCTATGAACATGCTTCATTGCCTATGAAAGAGGGAACAAAGTATTGTGTTGTCGTAATGACAGACATTAATGAACTAGGACACAAGTAGTGTCTTTAATCGCCAAGTTTAGATCCTTCAGGCCCTGGTTAGATAAAGAAAACATTTCTACACCAGTCCCAACACAAAAAGAAATGCCAGATTGGTATAAAGACGCAGACAGATTTGCTAAAATGCCAAACGGAGAATACTACAAAGCACCAAAAGAGGTTTGTCCATTTCCTAAAGAAGGCACAACAGATGATTATGGGAAGATACCTACATGGAAAGCATGTCCTGCAATTATGGATGCGTTTGCAACTGGATATGTATTTAAAACTCCTTGTGACCTAACATTTGCTAAAAATTCTCAGGGTATAATTAATGTCACAATTGATGACCCCAAGTATAAAGACTTTTGTACACAAAGACCACCAATGCCACAGTTCGAACATCCTAAAGGGTATTACCAATACCATTTTGCATGGAGTTCACCATGGGGTCTAGAGTTACCAGAAGGATATAGCGCATTATTTATGACACCAATGAATAGGTTTGATCTTCCGTTTATGAACACAACTGGAGTTGTAGACTCTGACAAAGTTCATCTTCTTGGAAGTTTCCCATTTTTTATAGCAGAAGGCTGGGAAGGAACGCTTCCTGCTGGAACCCCATACATGCAGGTACTTCCATTTAAAAGAGAAAACTGGGAACACGAGATAGAGATTTTAGGACAGTCTGAGATATATGGTAAAATGGTAGATAACGCAAAATTCTATCGGCAACCTGATGGAGGAGTGTACATTAAAAAAGTTTGGTCCCGCAGAGAATATAAATAAGGAGAATACAATGCAGACATGGACAGAAAAAGAAGATCTTGGCAATGGAATTATTTGCTATAGAGGCGTAATTAAAAAAGAGTTTGATGTAATAAACAGACTTGAGGCCAATCTAGGATCAGTTGCTGGATATGGAGAGTTGTCAGCAGAAGGAAAAAGATACCACTGGATGCCAGCATACGTAGGATATCAACAACTTATGCCAGACTATAGGGACTGCGTTGACTTTAAGTTTAAGAAAACAGATATAGAATTAGATAAAAGCCAAGACTCACTAAATCTTCAAGCATTATGGCAAGACATCTATGACGCACAGTTTGCAGCAGTAGAAGATTACAGAAGAGACTACAACATCATGCCACTTAAATATTGGGAGGCATTTAATTTTATTAAGTATGGCCCAGGCCAACACTTTAAAGAGCATCACGATCATGGATATTCTTACAACTGCACTCTTTCTTTGGTCGCATATGTAAATGATGATTATGATGGTGGAGAACTATTCTTTAGATTGCAGGGTTTAAATATTAAGCCAAAGGCTGGGGATCTTTATGTATTCCCATCTAACTTTATGTACCCTCATCAAGCAATGCCAGTACACTCTGGTACAAAGTATTCAATCGTTACTATGCTAGATTACAGCAAAAAGTATCATACACCAGACATGTATGATTCAAAATGGGATCAAGAGTAATGCTAAATATTTCAGTAGAAAAAATGCAAGGTAGTAACTTTGAGATTAGTCCAATGTCAATTAAAAGAGATTGGATGGACGAAACCTCAGACAATCATGCATATAGATGTTTTCCAGTAACACAGGCAAATGTCATTGGATGGAACCTTTCTTGCACAGAAGATATTGAGTTTGAGTGGGACGGAATAACTGATCAAACAGATCAACATGTAACAATATTTAGTCCGACAGGCTCTTATGCTGGAAGAGGACAGGCCTCCATAAGTTTAAACACTAGTTTGGTTTTTAGAACAGATCCCAACATTAGCATTTGGACAATTAATCCAGTAAATTATTTTAGCGAAGACTTTGAAACTTTGTCTAACTTAGTTAGCACATCTTTTTATCCTAATCCACTTCCATTAGCAATTAAAGCAAGAAAAGCAAATCAAAGAGTGGTCATAAAAGCAGGAACTCCAATAGCAACTATTATTCCGATATCTCTAACAAATCTAAATAACACAACCATAGAACTTGTTGAGTATAAGGATGAAGACAGATCAAAAGAAAATGCAAATAGGGCCTATGGTGAAGCAGCACAAGAAGTTAATAAATCTGGACAATGGACAGACTGGTATAGAGATGCTGTTAATGAAAAGGGAGAAAGTCTAGGCTCTCATGAAGTAAAAGCATTAAAACTTTCAGTTAAAAATAATATGAATGGTGATACAATATGAACATGGACGAATATAAGGTAGTACAAAGAAAGCCATCAATCACACCCTCTGGCTGGTTCGGTGATGGCAAAGAAATGATCGTTGAGTTAGAAAACTTTATGACAGAACAAGAAATAGAGTTTTTAGAAAAGGCTGCAAAGTCATTGACGATTTGGGATGTTACTGAAAGCCATGTAAATGAAAATGGAACAGTCGTTTATGATTCAGACTACTGGAAAGATAGGGTTGCAACTAGTCCTACATTAGATAAAAACGATCCATCAATTGCACCAATAATTGCAGGACTGTTTGAAAGACTAAAGCCAATCGTCGAAGAGTTTTATAAGGTAAAGGTTACTCCTACTGGAACAACTATCGTTAGATGGCTTCCAGGGCAGTTTCAGAAGCCTCACGCAGACAAAGAACTGCATGAAGGTCCAGATGCAGGACTTCCAAATGATTTTCCAAATTACGACCTTTCAAGCCTTTTCTATTTAAACGAAGACTATGAAGGCGGAGAGTTATACTTTCCAAATCAGGGTGTTCAGTTTAAGCCAAAGAAGGGTGCTGCTTATTTTTTCCCAGGGGATATGAATTATATTCACGGAGTAACAGAAATTAAGAGTGGTATTAGATACACCTGTCCATTCTTTTGGGAAATTACAGAGCATACAGGAGACAGAAAGCCATGACAGAGCCTCTCAATGTAATTGAAGTATACCCAAAGATTTTTGTATATAAAGGTCTTTTTAAAGACATTCATAAGACCTATAGTCTTTTGAAGGAGTCACAAGGAGAAGAAGATGGACTATTTAGTCCATGGTCACCATGGTCAAGGTTTGGCGAATACATTAATCCAATTTTTAGAACATATCATGATAATTTAAAAATAGATCATGTTGAAAAAGTAGCAACCTCAACAGAAAAACAAGAAGAGCACAAGCAAGTTCTTTTAGAAATTCTTAATAATTTTATGATAGCAACAAAAGACTATATTGCAAAGAACAATGTTGATTTTGATGAAAACAGACTTATCCCAGACATCAAAGATGAAAGAGGGAACGATGTTAAGGAGTGGGAATACACAGGACCATCTATAGCAAGATATAAGATAGACATTGAAGACCCACTAGCAATGACATACCACACAGACTATATAAGAGAGCCAATAGTAAGCCCAGGACATAAGTTTGCAATTACTGCTTTAACATACTTTAACGATGACTATGAGGGTGGAGAAATTGACTTTATAGCAAATGGTGAGGCATATATGTATAAGCCAGAGGCTGGAGATCTTCTTGTTTTCCCATCAGGACATCCAGAATTTTTGATGTCTGAAGAGTCTATCTATCTTCATGGAGTTATGCCTGTAAATCACAATTCGAAGTACCTTTCAAGAATGTACTGGACAAAGTACTCTGTCGGTGCCCCAGAGTGGTTTGAAAATGAAGAAAAGTTTGGTAAAGAAAAGTGGCAAGAAATGCAACAAGATATTATGCAAAAGTTTAGAGATGACAATCCAAACAGAAATAATGCTGACAAAGAAAGAAGGATAAAATGAACCTAGATAACAAAAAAAGAATAACAAAGGATATTGTTGTTTATGAAAACTTTATTGATGCAGACACTGCTGCTAAACTTGTAAAGGTTTTAGATAAGCATGCAGAACTTGGATTAATTACATGGATGCCAATATCATTCTATGAGTCTTATTCTTCAGTATTGCCACAAGACAATGATGAGCATGTAGAGAATGAGAAACTGCCAAGCGATATATTCTCACAAATTAAGCAAGGAATTATTGATGCTGTTGCAAGTGTTCACGATCTTGATCCAAAAATAATTTCTCAAATTGGGTACCACACACAGAAGTGGGAACCAGGAGCCTATGCAAGAAAGCATTCTGACAACACAGACGAGCATGGCCACTCTGGTGCTTTTACAAGAAGTAGATATGCAGCATTTTTATATTTGAACGATGACTTCGAAGGTGGCATGTTGCAGTTCCCAGATCAAGAGATAAGCCTTCAACCTAAAGTTGGAATGCTTGCTGCATTTGACGGGGGATTTAACAATATGCACGAAGTAACTCTTATAACCAGTGGGGTTAGATATACCATCGGCTCATTCTGGGATGATAGAGAAGAGTCTGATTACCCTCAAGAACTAAGAGATGCCTGGGCTGCAGAAATGAAAGAGACCAGAGCAAAGCAAGAAATTGAAAGAGCAGAATGGCAAGAGTTGCTAAAGCAGGGATGGAAACTTGATGCTGACGGAAACAAGTATAAGGTTGAGGATCTATAAATGGAAGTATTTTTAAAAAAAGAGTTTGACGATGCTGGCTATAGTACTGAAGTCTTTCATGATCATGTTTTGTTTGTAAAAGATTTTTTGCAACCAGAAGAACTAGAAACTATTTTAGAAATAATTGATACCACCCCTAACGAAGACTGGGCTATAGAGTATACAAAAAATCTTGCTAGATTCTGTATGGAAAAGTTTGGCAGAGATGATGTAGATAACCTGGTCGCAGAAGGTAAATTTGAAATTACCCAAGGCTGGGAAGATAAGAATCTAAATATTACAACTAAACAAATAAGCACAACTCTTCAAGGTAGACTGGGGAAACTACTAGAACTAGCAGACCCATCTTTAGAACTTGCTGGATTTGGAACACTTCAAAGAATGCAGGCTGGTGTTGAGTTAAAGGCTCATACAGACCAACACACAGATCCATCCATTAGATATGCTGCTATACTATACATTAATGATGACTATAAGGATGGAACTTTGTTCTTTAAGAATAAGGAAGATTCAGACTTAAGGCCAAAACCAGGAACATTGCTTATTTTCCCAGGAAACGAAGAATATGAGCATGGAGTAAGGTTTGTAGGAGAAGGACCCATAAGATATGTTACCGTAGGATTTATGAAAGTAACAGGTTTTTATGAGAAAAATAAATACTAAGGAGATATAAAATGGACAGAGAAATACTTGAAGAAAAGGTTTATTATTACACAAACGTAATAGAAGACCCTAAGAAACTTGTTGATGCAATTGAGAACGACAACAAGGATGAATGGGGCGAGTGGATGGCATGTAGTGGCCAGCACTATGTCTATGGAACAGATAAAACTATTGCATTAACTGCAGAGGCTGATGAAAAAGATAAGTACATCTACAATACTTTACAAAAGGCGTTTGATGATGTTGCAAGAGATTACGCAAAGGCTCAAGGTATCACGGATGAACCAAAACTGTTTCCTCAGTATCCAATCAAGAAGTATCAGGCAGGAACATACATGGGTGCTCACTTTGATCAGCAAGAGGGAGATGAGAGACTAAAGGTTTCTTTCGTAATGTATCTTAACGATGATTATGAAGGCGGAGAACTATCTTTCACTATTGCTTCCCCAGACGGTGTTTTGCAACACTCAAGCCCAGAAGCAGATTTTGAAGAAGCAAAGCACAATGGAAACTATACTTTTGCTATTAAGCCAAAGGCTGGAAGCATTATTGTATTCCCACCATCACCACCATATCATCACACTGCCCACCTAGTTAAAAGCGGTGAAAAGATTATGGTTCCTCAACACTGGATTCACTAGTATGACTCAGGGGTATCAAAATTTTAGTGATCAAGAACAGTTTGTTTTAAATTTACTTGATAACAAAAAAGAGGGATACTATGTTGAGTTAGGTGCTGCTCATTCAAAAAATGGAAGCAATACTTACAGACTTGAGAATGAGTTTGACTGGAAGGGCGTTTCTTTTGAAATTGTTCCAGAACTACATAAAGAGGTATCTGAAAATAGGAAAAATCCTTGTATTCTTGGGGATGCCACAAAGTTTGATTATATAAAATACTTTGAGGAAAACAATTTTCCAAATCAAATAGACTATCTTCAGGTAGACATTGATGCTGGATATCAAACAGACGGACGACCTGCTGGAAATCACTATACAACTCTACACGGACTAATTGCCGTGCCACTAAATAAGTATAGGTTTACAGTTATCACTTTTGAGCACGACTCAAACATGTACTGGAGAAATACAGCGATGCGTGATGCACAAAGAGAAATCCTTGACTCATTGGGCTATTCTTTAGTTGTTAGGCAAATACATGAAGACTGGTGGGTAGATCCAACAGCAATTGGCTTAGAAAAATATAGAGAGTACTTTAAATGGGACACACTATAAATAATAAAACAGCAATTGTCACAGGAGCAAGCAAAGGTGTTGGTTATGCAACAGTAAAACTTTTATCTGAAAACGGCTATAGAGTTATTGCTGTTTCAAGAGATCTTTCTAAAGTTTCAGACTTAGTTGGGGACAATGTAGAAGTTTATCAAATGGATATCACAAATGCCAACGAACTAAAAAAGTTTTATGATCAATATAAAGACATAACTCTAGATCTGCTGGTAAACAATGCAGGAGGAGGTGCTGGACCAACCAGCATTATTAATGAAACAATGGATAACTTTAGAAGAGCCTATGATATAAATGTCTCTGGCCCAATGTATCTTTCTCAACTTTTTGTTCCATGTATGAAAAAGTCAGAGTCCGCAACAATAATTTTTGTTAGTTCTCTTGGTGGAAAGTATCCATACAGATCTGGAGGAAATTACACAAATGCTAAAAGAGGAATGATGGCTCTTGTAGATACCATGAGACTAGAATTTCCAGAGTACGGTATTAAAGTTACTGAAATTTGTCCAGGTACAATTGACACACAAGAAGAAAAAAGAGAGATTGCAATAACTGCTGAAGATATGGCTGAGTCTATAAGATGGGTAGCAAGTTTACCTAAACATGTTAACATAAATCATATAGAGATAAATCACATACTTAGTGGTAAATAATTACTAACTCTCAACCTCTTATTTAGGGGAGAGTTTTGCTTTTTTGAAAACTCTGCTATACTTAACACTTAATCCGTTTTTGAAAGGACGATACATATTATGTCAGATTTTTTTAGTTTTAAACTTCCAGAGGACTTCGTAGAAAAGTACAAGAGCCAAGAAAGCCCATTTGGGTTTAAGGATGCAGCAGAAAACTCACTTGGAGAAATTACTTTTATTCGTACATATTCTCGAATGAAGGAAGATGGAACTAAGGAAAGATGGCATGAAGTTTGTCGTCGAGTAATCGAGGGTATGTATTCAGTACAAAAGAATCATGCCAAAGAAAACCGTTTGCCATGGAATGACTACAAGGCTCAGAAGTCAGCACAAGAAGCATTCCAAAGAATGTTTGAACTAAAGTGGACACCACCAGGGCGAGGCATGTGGGCATTTGGAACTCCTATGACTATGGAGAAGAAGAACTCGGCAGCACTACAAAACTGTGCAATGGTATCTACAAAGGACCTTGACAAAAATGATCCAGGAGCACTATTTGCTTGGGTTATGGATGCTCTGATGCTTGGCATTGGTGTAGGGTTTGATACAGTGGGACAGGATAAGAATTTTTCAATCTATGCCCCAACAGAACCAGAACAGGTGTTCGAAATTCCAGACACTCGTGAAGGTTGGGTAGAGTCAGTCAGACTTCTAATCAACTCATATTTGAGAGCAAACCAGAGCATTCAGAAGTTTAACTATGATTTGATCAGACCTCTTGGAGCCCCTATCAAGGGCTTTGGAGGCGTTGCATCAGGACCTGCACCTCTTATCAAGTTGCACGACCAGATAGACCGTGTAATCGGCTCCAGAGGCGGAGAAACACTAGATTCTCGTGCCATTGTAGACTTGGTAAACCTTATTGGTACATGCGTTGTATCAGGCAATGTTCGCAGATCAGCAACACTTGCTTTGGGTACTGCAGGAGACGACACATTCATGAATCTAAAGAATTCAGAGATGTTCCCAGAGCGTAACTCGTTTGACCCAGAGAATCCAGGTTGGGCTTGGATGTCTAATAATTCTATTTCAGCAGAAGTAGGAACAAAGTACGAAGACTATGTAGATTTAATTACTGAAAACGGAGAACCAGGTTTTATCTGGCTCGATGTTGCTCGTAATTATGGACGACTAAAGGATGCGCCAGACGGTAAGGATTATCGTGTGATGGGGTTCAACCCATGTGCGGAGCAGCCATTAGAATCATACGAACTATGTACACTTGTAGAAGTGCACTTGAATCGTCACGAATCTAAGGAGGACTTCCTGCGTACCCTGAAGTTTGCATACCTTTATGGAAAGACCGTAACACTTGTTCCAACACACTGGCCACAAACAAACGGTATTATGCAGCGTAATCGTCGTATTGGTACATCACTTACAGGCATTGCATCTTTTGCAGATCAAAAGGGTTTGCCAATTGTTCGTGAGTGGATGGATGAAGGATACAATAAGATTCGTCACTACGATCATCAGTATTCAGAATGGCTTTGTGTTCGTGAATCAATTCGTGTAACAACAGTTAAGCCATCAGGATCAGTTTCAATTCTTTCAGGTGCAACTCCTGGAGTTCACTGGGGACCTGGAGGAAACTTCTTCCTTCGTGCAGTTCGATTTGGAAACACAGATCCAATGATGCATTTGTTCAAAGCAGCAGGGTACACAATTGAAGATGACGTAGTATCAGCAAACACATCAGTAGTTTACTTCCCAATCAAGTCAGGTCATCCAAGATCTGAAAAGGATGTTACATTATTTGAAAAGATTGCTCTTGCTGCAACTGCTCAGAAGTACTGGTCTGATAATGGAGTTTCTGTAACACTTTCATTTGACAAGGAAACAGAATCAAAGCATGTTGTTCCAGCACTTCACATGTACGAGGGACAACTAAAGGCAGTTTCATTCCTTCCAATGGGAAACACTGTTTATCCTCAGCAGCCTTATACTCAGATCACTGAAGAGCAGTATGAGTCATATATTGGCAAGTTGAAGCACATTGATTTTGCTGCTATTTATGATGGAGCAGAAAATCTTGAGGCTCAAGGAGAGATGTACTGCACCACAGATTACTGTGAAATTAAAATAAACAAGTAGTCTTCTGTGGTAAAATAGACTCATAATGTCTACTCCATCAAACCTATATGCCGAAAAAGCCTTTGCTGAGCATCCGACTGGCCTATGGGCTTTGGATGATAACGCAGACTATGTTTCTTTAATTTCAGAGGCCCAGAGAGATCTCTCTAACGGTATAAAGTGGACGGTAACGGGTGGAACTGTATCTATATATCCACAGTCAGTAGATGAACCATTTATTGATAGTTATGTTCATAGAATCGTTGCTACTCCAACATCTAGTGAGTCTGCATCTATTGTTGCAATAAGCGACGAGATCATGAATCTTAACGAACTTAATGCCTATCTAAAAACATTTTGTGTTGGAGCATATTTCTATTCTGAAAGCACCTACATTGCTGGTTTTGAAATTGGGTACAGGTATGAAGATCCAACTAGCGCAGAGATAATCACACACTTAAAAAACTATGACACCATAATCAACAACAACTGGGTTTTTGTGTCAGAAACATTTGATATACCTCCAGAGGATGCACAGATTCAACTAGTCTTTAAGATTAACTTTATTGGAGGCTCAGGTATAGAGGATGCATTTTTAGTAAACGGAATAACCTTCGGACAATGGTCAGAAGAGTTTTCTTCCACATCTCTTGGGGTAACACCAATAGACATTCCATCAACAATCGCAATTGCTCCACAAAAAGGTGTTGTTGCAAAATGTTATGGTCTGCAAGAACTTAATGGATATTATTTAGTTTCTGACAAGATGCTTAAAGCAAAAAATCTAGGAATTCCAATTGTTTATGGAACATCTAGTTTAACGGCACTGTATCCAAATGGAATAAACCCATCAATCATAATTCCTGGATTAGGATTTTTAAATGAGTCTGGAAAATTTAAAGAGTATACTTTAGAAACTTGGCTCAGAGTTAACGCATATACAAATGACAGAAAACGAATCATTGGCCCCATAGCATCTGATGATGGAATCTATGTTGATGGTCCTTCAATTGGATTAAAGATAGGCGACGAGTATCAAACATATTATGTTGGCGAATGGACAAGGCCAATGCTCGTACACCTAAGACTTGGAAAAGATGTTGCCTCTCTTGTAATTAATGGGCAAGAGGTTATATCTTTTACTTATGATCCTGACACATTAGATTTCCCAGAAATGATTTTAAATGGAAAAGAGCAAGACTGGATAGGCTTTTATGCACATGAAGATGTTTTCCCAATTGATATAGATTGTGTAGCAATTTATCCATACGTTATTCCTACTGCTGTTACAAAAAGAAAGTTTGTGTTTGGTCAGGGTGTAGAAATACCAGAAAACATTAACACATCGTATAGCGGAACTTCTGTTTTTATTGATTATGCTTTTGCAAATTATTCTGCTAACTATCAGTATCCCAAAATTGGTTCTTGGAAGCAAGCCTTTAACGATAATACTTTAATTCAGGGCAAAGGTTTATCAGTATCAAAAAATCCACTTCCACAAATTCTTCTGTCTTCAAAAACACAGGATGAGTTGTTTTCAGATTGCAATGCTATACAGTCATCAGACACATTAAACTTTTTTTCATTTAAACCAAATCCTACCTGGGACACCGTTTCTGGGCATATCTTGTTTGAAAATTTTGATTTCTTAAAAAGTTCTGTGTCCGCTTTTTACGGATGCTTTAGATTACCACAGTCATCTCCTCAAGCACAAACTCTCTTTAGAATTGAAAAAGAAAACAGCAATAGTTATTTTGCAATAGAGTTGCTTAATAATCAAATATCGTATTCTATGAATTATAACGGAACCTTACAAACGCTATACTCACCATTAGTGGCTGAGCCAGGAGAGTTAGTCGATGTTGGATTAAACATTCCAGCCTTTGTTGAAAGATTTGGAGATCAAGCGTCAGACTTCTTTGGATCTTTATCTGATTTGAGATTGTATGCAGGTGGAAAAAAGAACAACACTTCAACTTTCACTGGTAAAATTTATAAGATTGGCTTTTGTACAAAATACAATTTTCAAAAAATCAGGGGATTATTTAATGAACTAGGCGTACCAATATGGAATGAAGACCTATTCGCTATATATCAAAACAATCAGTTAGTCGGTATAGATGGTGGAATAGACACAACCTCAATGCCACCTTCTGGAGGTCCAACTTCAACTGCTCTTGGTGCTATATCTGGTGGAGGGGTTTTTATTGATGATGAAGACGCACTTATTGATCATATTGCAAGTTATACCCTTGCTCCTAATAAGGTCTTTGACACCTATAAACTATCAGTATCTGCAAATGCCTACTGGGAAGATCAAATCCCACTAACTTATTTTGCTGAGTCTGTTATTGATAAAAGAGGAGACCAATATTTTGATCTTGATTTTATTCAGTTTAACATAGACTATCCAGTAACATCAAAAACAATTGCAATAGAGACCGACCCAGTTGACTGGACATACGCAGAACTTGCAAATGAATATGGTCTGCCAGTTCAAAGAACCTATGAGTCACTTGACAATTATTTATTTACTGGGTATAACGATTACGAAGATCTTAAAAATAAAATAGCAAAAGATTATAGGTATGATACAGACGGAGCCATTGTAAAAAGTTATGTAACTTTCCAATACACTGAACTAGGAGCAAACGCAACACCGTTCTATTTTACAAAAACAGAAAGACCTTCCAGGAATGGCATACTGGTTCCTGGAACAGACTGGATGACAACAAAATATGAAGTTGTAGATAACATGATCATTTATCCACCTTCAGGGGTAGACTTTAATGATCTTTCTATTGTCACACATATTGACATGAACATCAAAGATTCTGATATTGGAAATGTTATTATTAAAAAACTTTCTTATGCCTCACAAGCATTAAACGAATCTGACGCAAGTCCAATCGGAACAAGGTTTGGAACTCCTATTTATCCTTACACAAAAACAGGAATATATTATGACTTTAAAAAGCAAAACCCATTCTCGATATATAGTGGATCATCATCATACCTTTACCTAACCAAGACAAGCGGAATACAGGTTAGAGGAAAGTATGACCCACTAGTAAACAGAGGTCTTTTGATTCCAATCAATACTAGCAGAGCAGATGATTTTAAAGCAATCGCAATGCAGATGGCCGTTAGATTTGATGGAGATTATTTCCCTTACGCACCTACACAAATATTTGAGATAGAAAGTAAAACGGCATATCTAAAATTCTACATGGTTGCAAGCGATCCAAGCGGAAGAAGAGCAAAGATTTATGCAATAGATGCAAAGACTGGTTTAGTTCAAAATGGCATAGGTTTTTATTGGAATGGGAAGGTTGTTAAAGAACCAGTTCTAACTCTTCAAGAGTGGGGATTCTTGGGTATAAGTTTTGCTGACAGCCTAATATTCTCATCTTTCGAGGGAGCAATAAGATTGACAGGGCCACTGCTATTTAATAGCATTTCATACTACCAGTCAACAAACCTACAAGAGGTTCAGAACGTCTCAGACAGACCATGGTTTAGAGTTAAGGTTTTGTCTGGCTCTGTCCTAGACTGGGAATTTTGGGATTCTCCTTCATTTAACTGGCAGAATGTTCTTGTTTTAGCAGAAAAGAGTTTTTATGGAGTTAATCCAGCAGAGGTTTACAAGAGTTATACGGGAACCAATAAGTTAATTGTTGGAGATGATACCCCTGTAACGTTAAAGGATTACGGATATTCTGTGTATACGGATATTAACTGGGTCAAATACGTTGTCGATCCAGTATGATATGGTATACTTATGGTTATGGATTCTTTAATAAACCCAAAAACTGGTGAGCCAATTGTAAAAAATGTTAGACGACAAGTCATTGAAAAGAACTATGACTGGGGTCTTTATGTATACAAGAAGGCAAATGGCAAGTGGTTTACTGATGGAAATGGCTCAGTCCTTAATATACCTTCAGACAAAAATGATATCTCTAGAATGGCAGAACTAAAAAAGACTGCAATGTATTACGGAGACCCAGGAGACGGTACCTGTGTGTTTGTTCCAGGACTAACAAGAGTTTCTGAAGAAGAATATTCTGAACAAGTTGACAGACTAAATGCTGGACTTATACCTTCTCTAAATGACCTTGGAGCAGTACAAGCAGCCAAGGACACTATTGCTAAATATGGGGATGAGGAGTAATCATGGAAGACAACGATTATGAAATCCACGCAAGAATTGATGATGCAATAAAGAAGGATGACACATTCTCAAAGTCAGATCCATTCAATGGTAACTGGGAAACATTAAAATCTCTTGATGGACTAGAAGCAAACTTTAAAAGACGCATTAGCAGATCTGCAACCAAGATGGTTGAGCCAACAACACAATATACGACTGCAGCACTTGCTGGAAAAAGCGGTATTGATGGAGCACAGTCAAAAGAGATAAACCCAGGGTTAGTATATGTAAATGGCTATGGAATGTTTGATGTTATTACTCCACCATGGAACCTTTATGAATTAGCAAACTACTATGACACTTCATTTGCAAACCACGCAGCAATTGATGCCAAGGTAGAAAACATTGTTGGATTAGGTTATGAGTTTAAGGTTTCTCAAAGAACAATGATGAGACTTGAGTCTTCAGAAGATAACAGTGCAACACAGAAAGCAAGAAAAAGAATTGAAAGAACAAAGATTGAAGCAAGAGACTGGCTAGAGTCACTTAATGACGATGACTCATTTACAGCCACAATGGAAAAGGTTTACACAGACCTACAGTCAACTGGAAATGGTTATCTTGAAATTGGTAGAACAACTCGTGGAGAGATTGGTTATGTTGGGCATATCCCAGCGACAACAATGCGAGTTAGAAGACTAAAGGATGGATATGTTCAGATCATTGGAAATAAGATTGTCTACTTCCGCAACTTTGGTGCAAAGAATCAAAACCCACTAACAACAGATGCTAGACCAAACGAGATTATTCACTTTAAGCAGTACTCACCTCTCAACACATTCTACGGAGTGCCAGACATCATGTCGGCTATCAACTCACTACACGGAGACTCACTTGCTTCACAATACAATATTGACTACTTTGCAAACAAGGCAGTCCCACGCTACGTTGTAACACTAAAGGGTGCAAAACTTTCTGGAGATGCAGAAGATAAGATGTTCCGATTCTTGCAGACAAATCTCAGAGGGCAGTCACACAGAACGCTATATATTCCACTTCCAGGTGATAGCGAAAATAACAAAGTCGAATTCAAGATGGAGCCCATCGAAGACGGTATACAGGACGGCTCATTTAAAGAGTATCGTAAGCAAAACCGTGATGACATCCTAGTAGCACATCAGGTACCACTGTCTAAACTTGGAGGTGGCGATTCTGGATCTATAGCAGCAGCACTTGCACAGGATCGTACCTTTAAGGAGCAGGTTGCAAGACCAGCACAGAGACAACTTGAAAAAATGATCAACAAGATTATTCGTGAAAAGACAGATATCATTGAGTTTGTATTTAACGAGTTGACACTGACAGATGAGATTGCCCAGTCTCAAATTCTTGAGCGTTACGTTAAGAATCAGATCATGACTCCTAATGAAGCAAGAGTTGTTTTGGATATGCCACAGAGAGACGGTGGAGATGAGGTCCTAGACCTTAAGCCAGAAGCAGCAGCAGAGGCAACCACGACAAGAGCAAGAGACGCCGAAAGAACAAATAATAATTCTGACAGTTCATCGACTGTCGCTGGACGAAACCCAAAGGGTGAAGGAAGAAAAACTCCTTAATGTCCAATTTGTCCACAATGTGATACTTATATAAAATGGAGGGTATAATATAATGGTGAGCAATATATCCAAGGCCCATTGGAACTCAGATGGGGAAAATTTACGTCTTTCCATGCCACTTACTAAGGTGGACAAGGAGCGTAGAATCGTTTCAGGTTTTGCATCTTTAGACAATGTTGACAAGCAAGATGACATTGTAACAGCAGAAGCATCAATGGATGCGTTTGCAAAATTCCGAGGGAACATTAGAGAAATGCATCAGCCATTAGCAGTAGGCAAGATGGTCTCATTCAAAGCAGATAAGTATTTTGATCCAGACTCAAAGAAGTTTTATAACGGTGTATTCGTATCAGCATATGTTTCAAAGGGTGCACAAGATACTTGGGAAAAAGTTCTAGATGGAACACTAACTGGTTTTTCTATTGGTGGACGTATGAACAAGTGGGATGAAGGGTTTGACGAGAAGTCAGACAAGGCAATTAGAATTATTAAGCAATATGATTTGATTGAGTTGAGTCTTGTAGATTCTCCAGCAAATCAATTTGCAAACATTGTATCTGTTGAAAAGGTTGACGGAGTAAATGTTATTAAGGGTGACGAAACAGTTTTAGAGAATGTTTTTTATGATAAGGAATCAGGACTTGTAATGGTTTCAGAAAATGAGTCAGAGGTAAGCCCAACTACTGGTGAGCAAATGGAAAATATAGGTTTCGTTGAAAAAACAGATAATGAAAAGACAGACATGATAAAATTCTTAGTTGATAGTGCTAAAGGCATTAATACTTCTAAGATTAACAAGGAGGTACAACCTATGACAAAATCAAAAACACAAGTTGAAAAGACAGATGTAGTTGAAGATGTTGTGGTCGCTCCAGAGGCAGATGCATCAGTTGCAGAAGTTACTGAGGAAGTTGCTAAGGCAGAAGAGGTTGAGACAGCAGATGTTGTCAAGACTGATGAAGTTGTAGCAGAAGAGATTGTAAAAGCAGAAGATGCTGAAGCAGTCGAGGCAGTAACAGAAGCAGTTGTAGAAGTATCTAAGTCAGAAGAGGTAATTGCAGAAGCAGTTACTGAAATGAAAAATACTCTAGAATCAGCCTTTAGCGATCTAGTGTCAACAGTAAAGTCTTTGCAAGCAGAAGTAGAACTTCTTAAGTCTTCAAAGGTCGATGTTGATACAGTAAAGGATTCATTTGCAGCAGTTGCAAAAGATATTGCAGCAGTATCAAATGAGTTTAATGAATTTGGAAAACGAGTAGACGCTGTGGAAGCAGACACCGCATTCCGAAAGTCTGGAGATATCGGCGATATCTTTCAGTCTCAGCCTGAAATGGTTGAAAAATCCCTATGGGGCGGTAGTTTCCTCAAAACAGCCGATCTATTCAAATGAACAAATCACTAGGAGGTGACAATATGTCAGAAGAAATAATCAAAAACCAGCCAGGCGCTGCGGGAGATC